CTTGAGTTGAGTCAACATGTGCTGTTGTGCCATCATTAAGTCTAGTTGATATTTGAACATCATCTGGTGATAAAACCCCAAAAGCTACATAGTCTGTATAAACAGCATCACCTGATGCCGCTGCTAGGATAGCTTGGTGTCCTGTTTGGAACTCTTCTACTTTTCTAAATCCAATTGCAACACAATCTTGGTCAGTGAAGTCAACGCTATTAAAGGTTGCATCAAAAACCATTGCATGAGTACCAATAGTGCAAGAAGCACCACCACCATGCTGTGTTCCACCAAAGATAAGTTCTAAACCTGTGTTGTCAGCAGTTGCTGCATCACCTTGAAGGTTTAAACCTGCGGCTGTACTATTTGTATCAGTAACTGGAATAGTACCTTCTACCATAAAGCCACTTGCAGCAACTGTATGAGCGGCAATCATGCTACCTTGAACTTGTGTTACTTGACCGTTCTTTCCGGGGAAAAGCATACTGAACAATTCGCCGTCAGCCATAACTCCATCAGCGCCACCTGCTCCTGTGAGCGTTCCAACAATAGGAGTTGGGCATGAGATGTAATCCCAATCGATGATGTTTTCTGGGGTGAGGCGTGTTAAAGCACCTTCAAGTGTGGTAGTGCCGCCTACGGTAGCATTTGTTGAATAAGTGGAATCTGTTGTAACAGTACCAGTGCCTGCGGCCTTAGAAACTTTAGTAAAGCCGTTCTCTGAACGAACTGAACCGTTAAAAGTTGTATTAGCCATGTCAATCTCCTGTCGTGGCTAGTGTCAGCCACGGGATGCGACTGTCAGGAATAAATACTGTATATGAAAAAGAAGGGAGTGGCAAGCCACCCCCCTCTAATATGTTTATGCTCCGGGTGAACCGAAGATGCCCAACGGATCGGACACACCAAATGAGTAACGCTCACGGGCTTTGTACCGGCTGTTGCCAGTATCAAAATCAGCATCCATAGAGGTAGCCATCGGGCTACGTGTGAAGTGCTTCAGACCGTTAGGAACGTCTGTCATTAGGAACCACGCATCGGTATCTGTCAGGTAGTGGTTGACAGTATAACCTTCAGGAACAGAACCGTTATTGCGAAGTGCATTAAGGTCGTTGTCCGCTGTACCTACGCGTCCTTCAGTCTCCAACAAACGAGTTGCCACAAACTGCAGATTCGGTGGGATAACCAGCTTGCGGGCTTTTGATGCTATCAGCAGTCCACGCTCGTCAGTCCAACCAGCAATCTGGATAATAGCGGCTTCAAGTGAAGTCTCGTTAAGATCCGCTGCAGTTGTAGGTTCGTTAGAGTTTGTACCACCAGAGATTAACGGGTGGTCAGTAGCACAAAGTGACTTACCGTCACCATATGTAGTACCAGAAGCAAAGGCATTATTCAGAATTGTAGCTGCCTTAACTTGTTTTGTGTACGCCATCGCACGAGCCAATGCTTTAGTATAACGAGATGACAGTGAGTCATACAAGTTATCCTCAATAGCTTCCTCAGTAATTGAGAAACCCATTGCAACGGTTTCGTGTGAGTAACGAGCTGTGAATGCTTCCTGTGCATTGTCATATTCGATGGCAGAGCCTTCGTTTTTAACAGGTGCAGCAGAAAATCCTGACAGCTTTGTCTCTTCTTCAAATGAACGATCGGAAGTCTCTGTTTCAAAGATTTCCCCATGTTCTTCACCATACTTAGCGTACTCCAAGCCAAACAAAGCGTTTAGACCGGGAAGGAGTTCTTTAAGTAGTTGTGCGCGTGAAATAGCCATTATCTACTCCTCCTATACGCCAGCGGTTTGCTGGTAGCGGTGATAGCCTTGTGTGAGCTTAACAATAAGTTCAACAAAGTTACCAGAGCTGTTTTTTGTGTCAGGGACAACGTCAACAACAGTAAGTGGTAGAATTGTTGCTACGTTATTGGCGAAAGCACCCATACGACTGTTACCTGAAGCTGTCAGACCAGTGTTGAGTACAAGTTCTGCATTACACGAAATAGCGTTAGCACGGGTAATGAATGCAGGTAGTAGACCACCAGTGGCACCGTCAGCAGATGCGCTAGTGCAGTTTACTACTTTAAACAGAACGTTTGGATCGTCACATACAAATGCTTCGATGTCAGACGCTACTGTACTAGCAGGATAGTCTTGGCGGAAGGTCAATTGACCTGTATTTGGATCTGTAAAGCTACAACCCAAGAATACACCAATAACACCAGCAACTACTGAAGTATTGTTCTGTAGTGTAGTGATAATGATTGTTCCATCGTTCTTATACTGTACCACATCTCCATTAAAGATGCCTGTACCGTAGTTTGAAGCGATAGGAATCTTACGTGTGGCGCCCACATAACTATGACCACCAATCATTCCGATTGGTTTTAGGCCATATGGGGCATCAATGGTAGGATATGCCATCTATTTGTCTCCAGATAACAAAGGTTTATGTCTAACCCCCTTGACCAAAAGTAACTTTTGATTTCCGCTCATGGAAGAGCGGCATACGGGGATCGTTCTCTCTCATAAGGTTGTTATCAACTGATTCAATCTGGCCCCGTGTTTGCTGTTCGTAATACTCGGTGCGTTCTTCAATCAATTCATTTGGAGCTTTGCAAAGGATTAGACCTCCAATTACAACATTATCTTTGAACTTCTCGTTCTCGATAGTAACCATTGTAATCTCAGGATGGTCTGTAGCTTTTACAGGCTCCCAACCTTCACGAAACTTGGAAGAAACATTGGTGGCGTCGGTTTGCCCCTGCGTGGCGACTCTAATCCAACGAAATGCGTAACCCGGCTCGGGATTCGGTGAGGGCAGTGTCTCTGGTCTTTGCCAAGCTCTAGTACGAGTCGTTTTTTCGTGGGTGATCTCTTCACGGTTAATACGGTTTTCAGCCATTAGTTTTTCCTCATTTCTTCTGCAACCTTTTGGGCGTATAGTTCTAAGGGTACTCCGAGTCGTTTAGCTATAGACACTTGTGTTTGCGTTAGCGTTATTTTCTTTGGCGCTGCGCTCCGCGTTGCGGGTGCAACCACATTTGCTTGTCTCTTAGGCTTCTCGACTTCTACTTCAGCATCCTCGAAACTATCGGGGAATACTTGGCGCATACGAGAATCAATTCTCTCGTAGTATTCGTCGCTCCCAATGGCAATGCCATCCTTCTGAAGCTTACTGTGCAACCCCATCGCTAGAGCGGTCATCTCATCGTCTGACCCGAACCATGAATTAGCTGCTGCCCATTCATTAGCCCGTGTATCTACCGGTGGAGCGGTTTCTGTTGATAAGTTAACAGGAGTTTCTTCTTCCTGTAAAGCGGGAAGTTTGAAATTATTTAGCCTATCAGCCTTAATCTTGGCAGACGTTAGGCTTTCTTGTGCTTCAACGACTGCTTCTGCGTCTCCAGACTCATACGCTACTTTATATTTAGCTTTGGCCTGTTCTAGCTCACCTGTAGCAGAACGTTTAGCTTGCTCAAGCATAGTTGATTGATTTTTACCAACTGTGCCTTTTAATTCTTTGTTCTCATCTACCAGCTTTCTGGCATATGCTTCTAATTCTTTTCTTTCGCGGAGGGCTGTTTCTTTTGCCCGCCTTTCATCGTGGTAGCCTTTGCTGAAATGTTTGATCCTGTTTTTGACCTTGTCAGAGTATTCTTCAAGTTCTTCATCAGTGACATCAGACGGTGGCTCAGAAGTCTTACGCCCTCTATCAGCTTTTGGCGTGTCATCAACAACTTCAATTTCAAGTCCGTCATCACTAGTATTACTTTTACTCTCAGGTTCTGGTTTAGGCTCTGCAGGCTTTTTCCCAGATAGGTCAATTTCGATTGCACTGGAACTCTCCACTTCAATATCCGGTTTCTTTTCCTGCTCATCAGGAAACTCATACTCTACTTTTTGAAACGCCATGCTAAACTCCTATACTCTGCAGATTCCACGGGGGTCAGGTATAACTGCCTCAATAGAATCGTCATTCATCAAACGAAACTCTTTACCATTTACTTTAAAACGGGTGCCAGTGTTCATACGAAACATTACGTAATCACCAACTTCACACCATGCGCCTGTAGGGAATCGGTCTTTATCGCTATAGGCGGCATCGCCCATATCAATAACCACACCCATGATCGACATGATGTATTCTTTATGTTTCTCACCATCGGTCTTAAGTAGGCTGCTGCCTTCGTAGGTATCACTTATATCGGGTAACGCTACCAGTAAGCGGTATCCACAAGGCTTGGGTAGTTGTGCATCCCAATCTTCATCAGGAGTAATTTTTTTAATTGCTTCAGTCATCATCATCTTCCATTTGATTGCGCGAGAGGTCGTTTACGTAGTTAAGGCAAGTTTCTAGACCTCGAATGAAACCTGTTGCTTCTTTGTACTGAGCGAAATCTTTAGCTCCACCAGCACCGATAAACTCTAATGCAGAGGTTTTATCCTCGTTAATTCTATCGTTAAGCACGTCAAGGACGGTTTTAGCCATAGTTAGCTAGGCTCCTTCTTGCTGGTTGCAGCCAGTCTGGCTATCTCCAGTTCTGTTTTAGTTCTGTTGGCCTGTTTATCTGCCCGCATTTTTACGCCAGCTTTCTTAGCGTCTATACCAACTTCTAACTTCTCAAGTTCAATCCGTTGTTCTTCAAGTTTGACATCTGCCATATCTTTAGTAAGTTTGCGTTTCTGCTCTTCTTGTTTGATCTGCATATCAGCAGCGTCTTTCTGAGTCTTACGCTGCACTTCTTGCCCTTTGATCTGCAGCTCTTGTTGTTGGAGCTGGAACATAGGATCTTGCTGTTGCTGCTGTGCCTGTTTCTGTGCGGCCTGTTGCTGGTTTGCCTGTGTAAGCTGTTTGCCAGCCTCTGCAACTACCCGTGCAAGCTGCACTTCGATATCTTCTGGAAGCTCTTCGTTTGGTGCTGGTAGTGGCGCACCGAGTTTTTCTTCAATATCTTTGCGGTATTTGAACCCAAGATGCTCTGCAATATGGGCTTGCAGGGATGCCATAATCTGTTGTGCTTGTGGGTTTTGTCCAATAGCACCCATAACCGATGGATCTTGCATAAACGCCATATGGGCGCCGATGTGTGCTTCATGGTCTTGGTAGATAAACGCCTTCATAGGCTTACCAATAAGTGCGTTCATGTTCTCACTGACAGGATCTGCAGGCTTCATATCGTCCTTTATAGGAACAAGTTTGTCTGCGTTCTTTACTCCAAGAACTTCGATCATCTGTCTGTGTAACTGTGGTAGGTCGTAAATCTGCGGTGCCTGAGATGACATCTGCAGAACAGCCTGATACTGAACAACCCGCTGTGCCATGGTAGAACTGTTAGGATCACTAACGGGGATAACATCCACCATCGTATAGTCAGACTGGCGGGCAGATACTTCCCCCCTAACAGGCTGATACGCATACTCTGCTGGCGCGTATTCTGCCATTAAAGCTTTAAGGAGCTTGAACTCCTGCTTCATAGCATAATGAACACGGGCTTGTACTGCAGCCATTGGCTTTAGTGTACGCTCCAAGAGCGCCAGCGTTGTGCCTACCGGAGCATTAGCTGACATATCAGATATGTTCATGTCGCTAATAGCGCCCAGTCTGCGGCCTTCGTTAGTGATTTTATCTAGCAAAGCTAGAAGTGTCTGAGATGGTTCCTTGTACGGTAGGGGCATGATGTTGTCACGGATACTACCTGACGGCACATCCACATCTTTAAACTCTCCCGGCTCAATCGGAGAGTCATCCCCCTTGATACGCAGCCCACGGGACTTTAGTCCACCGGGCAAATTAGCGAGCGTACCGGCATCGACAAGTTGGCGTATCAAGGAGGTTCCTGCTCGTGCGTATCCACCAATAATGTGGACAAGCCCAAGACCATAAAAGCCAAATCCCGGTACATATGGGTAATGTACAAAGTGCTGGCGCTTCAGTTTGAGTGGGTCTTCAGGGTTCCAGTTACGTCTAATTGCAAGAACTTCCCCTGACCCACGCTCTATAGTAACAACATATGGCTTGCCGATCTCTTCTTCAAAATCATCAAACCCTTCAACTACAAGGTCAGCATGTACTTCGTACAGTGCATACCGATCATCATCAGTCAGAGAGTAACCACCCTCTTCAGCCTTACGTATCTCAATATCGGAGTGGTAAGGCTCTGGCTCATTAAGATCCACGTCACGGTAGAACTCACTAGCCTGTAACTTCTTAAGCTCGTTCTTTGTCTTACGCATAACATGCGTGACACGCTCCGCAGTCTCAATATGTGACGCGCTGTACGGCACGATACAATCTTCTGCGGGTATAAACAACGCAACCTGACGCCCTATGTTGGGGTCATGGTATACCTTCTTAAACGCCGACCCGCCTAGTCCCAAGCTATATAACATACGCTCATGCTCTGGGCGGTACTCTACCATATTCTCGGTAAGCTCAAAGTTCATGTCGGCTTTGACGCGGGCTGCGGCTTCAGTCTTCTCTCTAGTCTCTTCGCCTAGAATCTTTGTTTTTACTGGGCCAAGCGCAGGGAATGTCTCGCTCATAGTCTCAGCTTGGAACCTGATGGCTGCTTCTGCTAGCACTGTAGAGTACACACCGCAGGCGCCTTCCCAAGGCTCGGTACGCTCTTCGTACTTTAACCCCAATACATCCAGACCATCTACAAATGTGTCTGCCCACTCTTTGCGGCTATCAATGTCAGACTCAACCATGTCACATATATCATTGGCAAGGGAGTTAAGGTCACTATCTTCTAATACTTCTGCTAAATTCTCGTCAAACTCACCGCTCATAGCGCCTTCTGCGTCAGGCATTAGCGTTATTTCCATACTTCCATCGTCTAGTGTAACACTCTCAGGGTTTACAATCTCAATCTCTAGTTCCCCTTCACCAACTTCCTCGTCGACCCCCTTTGGGGCGGAGTATAGTCCTTTTTCAATAGCCATCAGTAAAATCCACTTCCTTTGCGTTTAAAGTACCGAACCTCGTCAGGCTCGTCATTTGGTAGTCTTATAAATCCACCCTGCCTAAACCGCATCAATGCCATCACGGTAGAGTCAACAAGGTCATCATGGCTCATAAATGGAAATCCTGCAATCTCTTCTATTACTTCTTCTGCCCAACGTGTCTCTGGAACCCAGCATAACCCCGACGCTACAATATCAGTTACGGAGTTTAAACGTGCCAATTTGTCACCTGAGCCCCTGTGTGGTGTGTACTCTTGTACAGGTAGTCCCATGCGTCTCATCTCTTGGTAGAGCGCAGTACCTGCACTCTTTTTCTCCACAATAAACGCGTCTGGTTCCCATTCAGAGTACTCCTGCATAGCCATATCTTTTAACTCTGGGAACTCCATACGCTTTTTTATACTGTTTAGCAAAATAATATTGTAGTTGTCTACTTCTTCGTTTAAAAACACTCCCCAAGTTGTCAATGCGGTGAAGTCAGCGCGATTATGTGTCTCTGCTGCCGCATCTAAAGACATGATAACGTATTCACATGAGGGCGGGTCTTCTTTTTG